CTTCGATTTGGATGATAAATTATACTTTGCATTATTAGGTTTGGCAAAGTCGAGAAAATTATCCTGCGGAGATTATTATACCTCCTGATTATTTTTAGTTATTTGTTTTTCTCTTCAAGAACCCTCTTGCTTCGGCTTGAGGGTTTTTTCATTTCTTTGCGAAATGCGGTCAATTCACAATTCAATTGCTCAATCTGCTTCTCATATTCCATAATCTTTTCTTTGAGAGAATGAACCTCATCTCTTAATTCAGTAATAGTTCTTGAATATACATCAAGAATCTCTTTAACATTCTTTATTACGATACTATCAGTTTCAGCATTATTCTTTCTTTGACCAAAGAAGAATCCAATTATAGTTGCTGCGAAAGTCAGAATACTAGTCAGAATCACTTCCATCTAATTAGTTATTTGAGTGACCGTACCATTCTGGAAAAGGACAATCTCCAACATATAGATTGGTACCAGATGATTTATACTTATTATTTTGGCGATACCAATAATATCCTGCACCTGGTAAAGTAATACTCGATTTGAAACCATTATTTGACTCAGGGGGTAACTGACCGTCATTTAAGTTTCCATCATTATATTCAGGATATAAATAATTCTTGAATACCAAATGCCTTCTAAGAAGATTATCATTGAACTCTGCCTGATTTTTCGAATTTGACTTTAGATATTGGAACATCTTGAAATCGATGCTCTGACCTTGCTCGCTTGAATTATGAACCAATCCAACTGAAATCCATTTGACTGCAAAATTATCAAGTCCTAAATAATAAGAGTAACTAATAAGAGTTGGTTGAATAAAGTTATCTAATAAGGCTTTATAGTTACTATTTGAAGAATCATATATATCTCCAGTATTGACCAAATCAAGCATCTTATTGTAGAGGTTCGTACCTAATGACTCCTGTATAAAGATATTTTGACTTTGGAGAATGCAGAAACGGAGCTCATCCGATTGGACATTCTCGTTGATTGCGGTATAGTTCTTCAGAATCTCTTCTGATATGAGCAAAACATTATTCATTATAGTATTTGATTTTGTTGGATTTCAAGGGTTATCTGTTCTCCTGGATACATTAGTTCTAAAACCACCTGAAGTTCTCTTGCAATGAACTTCTGAGTTGGTACTATAGAGGTATTCATAAATAATCTATAAGCGGTTTCTAATTGCTCTGCTGAGCTGCTAAACCCGCCAGGATTGGGCAATCCGATTAGACTTCCATCTACAATCTTATGACCCGACATAATTTGTTTTTGAACCAATTCAAATACTTCAGCATAGAATCCTTGAGTCAAGTTGGAAGTGATTTGAGTGATATCGGGTTTCTCAGTTGAATCACCATAAGAAACTATCACCCTTCCACTTTTATCGGAACCAACATATCTATCCTCAATGCTTCTCATAATTTGGTCTTGCTCATTCTGAGAATCTGGTGCCGGAACATTGAAATGCACCCACAAGCTAGGATTAGCCCCGTTGATAAGATTGGAGAGGTTATAGACAGTGATTTCATGGTTCAATTTGATATCATTGATAACTGACAGATAGTCAGGAGTACCATAATATTGATAGCCAGGTTGATATTGCTTGATATGAATAATCTGTCTATCAGTGAAATTCATCGGGTCAAATTCACTAAATTCAACTATACCTGCTTTTCTCCATTGCTCCCAGTCTGCGCAATAAAGATACTTAGTTACTTCTCCACCTAATTCAGCTGGCTTATGAACCCTCATAAATTTCGATGGAATAACATGAAACCCGTGAATTCCCTCTGCTCTATTTTGCTTCCAGACTATCTCTAAGAAGATATTACCAGTAACATATAATTCAAAGAATAACTGCTTTCCGATATCATTGATATACTGCCTATTATTAATCTTATAATCAGTGATATACCCTTGACCAAAGGAATTATCAACTTTGGAGCGAATGCAAGCATTATGGATAGGGGAAGCATCAAGGTACTTATATAATTCGTTAACGAAGAGATTATCATCGCCCCAGCGAATGAATAACTCATTTCTATTGGATACCTCTTTGAATGATGTAAGGGTATTGGTTCCAAAATTAAATTTTTCTAATTGTATCATCCTTTATATACTTTAAATATGTCGGTACTCCCCGTATAAGAAATATTAGGAGCAGTGGTTCCAGTTCCAATCACCCTTCCAATAGTTTCATATACAACATCATATGAGAGCATTGGATTGAGGTTGGTGGTTGAAGTCTGCTCATATACCTTTATAAAGTAATCACCCGCAGTCAAATGTAAATTGGCAGTATCATTTGCAGTCGATGCGGTATATACCTGAGGTGAATTATAATCGCAATTTATCATAAATTGGTCATAAGATGGAGAATAAGAAACAGAAGGTTGCACCCGAAATGGAATGAATTTCCAGGATTCATTGGTTAGCTTATGCCTCATGCTCCACAAATAGGTTGGACTGCTCAATTGCTTATTCACTGAGCAAGTCGCAATCACCTGATTGTTTTCTCCAACATTCAAATAGACCATTCTTATGCCTTTGTATATCCTAATTTATTAATAACCAAATTGCTAATATAATTATCATCGCTTCCCCAGGCGGCATACTCTTCTTGAGTCAAATTCACCTGATAGGGCAATGAAACTATATCGCCATATATATGACCACCAATTTGAGCTGTCTGGTCGAGTTGAACCATTACATTATTAATGGTAACTGCAGAAACAGGATAATTGACTGGTACGATTTCTATAATAGTTGCTGAATTCATTTTTTTATTTTTTTATGATTTATGATTTATTTATAATGCTTGGAAATTGAGATGCTCATTCAACCAACCTTTACCATTTATAATCATCATATGATAGAAAGTGTATCCGTTGTTGGTTGGATTGATTGCTCCACCTTTCGCATAGACTGTGTTAGCAGTTCCACCTAAAGTCACACCTGCTGCGGTAATGGTATATGAACCTGTGTTATGAACTACAAATTCGTAAATACCACCTTCTCTCCAATTAGTAAAGGTGATTGAAGTGATATCACCTGTAATCTCAAATTCAAAGACTGATTGAGCCGATAAGTCAACCGTCACATCACCTGTCGCTGTTTGACCTGTAAGAGTTTCTTTACTCTCGGTTCTATAGATATGGAGATTTTCAGTAAATGTAGTTGCTGATACTGGTACTTGAGAAGTACTATCAACAGTTCTATTGAATAGACCAAGCATAATAGTATTTGTTGGTATAGTACCATATGCAGTGAAATCAGTATTATAAGAACCAATATTAACAATATTACGAGCTCCAGAACTAATACCATTTATAGTTCCCCCTGATGCTCCTAATATTACACAAGTATCATCAACATCGCGAATAGTTGAATATTTTGAGGAAATGATTGCGGAACTTTCACTAGTATTATATATATAGTTTCCTTCACCACCCGCAATAAGTGCATAATGCGAAGAATCATATAATCTGTTATAATATCCACCTAATATTACTGAAGCTTTACCCGCTTGATATGAAATTGAATTCCAAGACTGATAGATACCACTATCGCAATCATTATAATTTCCTGTCAGTTGGTTTCCTCTTCCTGATACAAACAAGCAGTTTCCTTGAGTTAAAGTATTACCATAACCACCCGCCATATGTCCGTGAGAACAAGAACTCAAAGAACCTGCGGTTGTTCCAACAGCTGATGTATTATAGTTAGCACCAACAATACTTGTATTATCAGACATAAAAATACCTGCTGGACCACCTGACTGAATATTACTTGAAGCACCACCAACTAGGACTGACTTTGCTGCAGTGTCTATATATGAATTATATCCAACAAAAATACCAGAGTTTTCTTGAGCACTCCATTCATTTATGTAGTTTCCAAATCCACCAATAACAACACCTCGGCCACCAGCAAATCCACCAGGTTGTCCTCTGACACTATTGTCTTGTCCTCCAATAACAACAGCCATAGGAGCGTGTGATGTATAATTATTAGTTCCACCAATAAGAACATTTGACCAACTTTCTCCATAGATATAAGAATCATATGAGTTATAGATTCCGGCAAGACCAGGCCATTGACCCGTATGGTCAATATAAGAACTATAAGAACCTACAATCGTATGCCCCGAATTTCCTGTTCCTGTTGATTGGATATAGTTAGCATGCCCCCCTAATAAAGTCTGTTCAACACCACTATTGATTTGGTTATTTATACCTCCTAAAACTACATTATAATCACCTGTTGATGCACCTGCACCATAATAGATTGACCTAATACTTTGAGTACCAGTTCCGGGCCCAATCAAAGATGTATATCCTGAGAATTTGAAAGTCTCTGTTTCCCCCGAATTATTCATAACAAACCATCTTGTGTCAGAGGGGGTACCTGACCATTCTGGCAATTGAGATATCTTTACTGCACTCATTTTTTATTTTTTAATGTTCATAATTTATGGCTTCATCGCTCTCTGTATAAATAGGGTCACTGCCTTCCGTTAGAATATCGAATAAAACTGCTGGCGATGGTGTAACAGTCGGAGTCGGAGTCGGATTAGGAGTTTCTGACGGAGTTATTGTCGGAGTCGGAGTTGGATTAGGAGTTCCTGACGGAGTATAAGTTGGAGTATTACTAGGAGTAATGCTAGGAGTTCCACTAGGAGTCTGAGTTGGAGTCGGAGTGACTGGCTGAGTCGCAGTCGGACTAGGAGTCGGTGCAGGCCCATCAGGAACATTAGAAATTTTGATTCCTAATAATGGTCTTTCTTCACCTAAATAGTCACTGAAAATGGTTGGTCTGAATCTATAGCCCATCGTGAATCCTTATTACTTGCTCAATTAATTTATTTACACTGATTTCCTCTTCACCCTTGAAATAATGAGTTCTAATAAGAGAACCGCTCTTATTTTCATCATCATAATAAATAACCAGAACCCCGACCAAATTCTTTGCAAAAGTCCATTCAACTTTGTTAATTTCATATCTTTCATATTCAATTCCATCAATGGTTACTTTTTTATGCACCAACATATCCATCTAATTGATAGGGGTCAGGATAGGTAACATCAAAAGTTTCAGGGTTACCTAATACCACTCTCATGCTCTCATCAAATGAAATATACCAAAATGTTGGATTATCCATATCAGCGGTATATAAAAAACACCAATCCTGAGTTTCGTCAGTTGCTGATTGAGGCAATCCATAATGAACATTCAATGATTCAATTGCATCGATTCCTGATTGCTCTGTTAAAAATTTATATCCTATAATATTAATAGATGCCATAATAAGAATTCATATTAGTTTTTATTCCTGATGCTGATGTTGTCTTTGATTGGTCATATACCACCATTTCTTGAATATATCCTGCCCAACAGTTAACTCCTGCAATAGTACCTGATAAGCCCATTGCTTGCTTATTATTTCCTGTTGGTGATGAACTCCAAGTTTGAGTACCTGAATTAGTTACATTAACATTAGCGGATACTGAAGTGATAGTTACGGTAGTTCCACTTCTATCATAAGTTCCAATGAATGGTTCGGTTATTGAATCAGGTGATTGAGATACAGTTACTTGACCAGTATAGCTAACCCAGTTATTGAAGGTTCCTAAGGTATCTGCAACATTATTCAATTCAGTGGTCAAAATTGGAGTTCCCTTATTAGTAGCATCATTATTCAATAAGGGGTCAGATGATGTCCATAAGGTAAATTCAACACCTGATGTTGTATTTCTTTCAGCAACTGCAAATACTGCGAGATTTGCTGTCGCAATACCTGAATTATTGCTATACCAATTAGGATTATTATTTCCAGCATTTCCATTGAACTTAGCTCTTGCTTTTCCATTTCCATCAACTAATACTGCACCACTCTCATAAATAACTGCCTGACCTAATGCAGTTGCTTGTTCCATATCTCTTCCATTTCCTGTCTGGTCGTACCAGGTGGTGATATATCCTCTAGTTGAACCTGACATAAAGGTTTCCAAAGTTGCTATATCCAAATCTTGACCGATAAATCCAATATCAGTTTCAGCCTGGTCTAAATCTCTTCTGACTCTAATCGCATCACCAACATAACTTGAACTCAATAATCTAAGTGAATGAGCATTATATACATCAGTTGAATATAAGTCTAATAGATATGATAGAGGAGTCGATGATGGAGTATAAGTCGGGGTCGGAGTTGGATTAGCGGTCGCCGATGGAGTCGGAGTTGGATTAGCAGTTGCTGAAGGAGTTATCGTAGGAGTCGGAGTATTCGATGGAGTCACCGCAGGAGTAGTTTCAACCTCCTTTTCAACATTCAAAATAACAGAACCCCACAAATTTCCTTTGAATCCTTTTTCACTCAAAGGTTTCATCAATTCATTGATATCTGCTTTATAAGGGGTTTTTCTTGCAGGATATAACTGCCTTCCATTCCATTTAATCATAATATATTGGTAATATTTCTTGGCTAAAAAAAGGGGGGGTTGCTGAAGACCCCCCCTCCAAAATAGGGAGTATTTTGATTATTTTTATGATTCGAAAGTGAATCCACCAGTAGTGAATACATCACTAATAGTAGTAGTAACAGTTACCTCTCTGATACTTGTTGGTTCTCCACCAGAGATAGTAATAGTTGCTCCATTCAAATCGGTATATGCTTGACCTGTTGCAAGCGAACCTGCTGAAACCATTCCTCCATTATCAAGGAATACGAGCCAGTATCTGTTATTGTTGTCTTCCACTAATGCGTAAATCTCATTTTGAGATACTAAATCAACAAAAACATCTCTTAGCTCTGTCTGAAGCTTTGGAAGATTCACCACCAACTCAGGTTGGAAAGTAACATTCTGAGTAGTAGTATTCACTCCTAAAGTTTCTGTTAATGAAGCTGCCTGCTTTGGAAGGTCGAACTTGAACCATGTTCCTTCACCACTAATAGCAGATACTTCTGAATTTGTTACCGTATAACCGGTGATTGCATTTGGATTTGCACCTAATACCCACATGGTCTTTAAACCACCTGTTGATGAGGTTCTACAATCTAAGGTATATCCGGTACTTATAAAACAATTTGCCATTTTTTATTATTTTTTTAGTTTTGGTTTATTTAGATTGATTAGATGCATACTGCGAATGATGCAACATCGAATACTCCTAATCCATAAGAAACATGAGCATTGATACGAACTTCATCTTCGAATGGGTCATAGATTGATTTTACAGTCATGATTTCACTGTTCATTCCGACCATATAGTACGATGCTGGCCCTGCATAATAGGCACTAATGCCCTCAAGTCCAACCGTAGGTATAACCGCAACATTCGTACCCGGTAACATCAACTTCCATTCTTCACCTGAAGCTGCACCTGCAGAATCCATCGTAAAGAGATTTACATATGAACTATTTCTCATGCTAGCAACCAACCCTCTGTAATTCGAATACGAACAATAGATAACTAGGTCATCTCTATGCAAAACATTTGAAGGAATTGCTTCATAAATAGTAGTGAATACTTCCAAACCATTCGATGCAGTTGCTGCTGAATAAGTCACTGGAGTTGCACCATTAGCTGCAGTAATCAACTGAGTTACTCCATTGAAACATGCACCAGTATAAGATGCACCACCTAATGAAGTTGCACCAGCTGAGTTCAAGAAAAGCTGCTTTTCGACTGCGTTAGCGATTCTATTGCTTATGTCTGTTAAGATAACCTCTTCAAAGGGAACTTGCTCCTGAAAATTCGAATTTGATAAAGACTGAGAAAGGTACGTATCATATAAAGAATATGGACAAAGAGATTGATTCACCTTCTTATTACAAAGGTCGACAGTTACTAAATTTTGAACAGTGTCCCCTGTTGGTTCGAATCCACAACTGAGGTCTTGTAAGATAACATCATTGGTCAAGAATCCAACCTTTTCAGTGGTTCCGCGCAAATTCGGACGGATGGTACTATACTTAGGAAGAGTCAAGCCAAGAATCGATTTAATCAACATATCTGAACCATACGAGTTGAACGATGGTAAATTTGATAAATCGTAATTGAACGAAAAAGATTTTTTATTTTCCATTTTTATTATTGCTTATTTTTTATTTTTATTTTTTGAAGGACTTTATAATGTCCAATTTATAATCCTCGGCTGAGGATTTGAATGTTTTTTTCTCCATAATTGAGAACTTTTCTGGTGATTTTTTGAAAGAGTCGAAATCACTCTTTAATGCTGAATAATCATTCATCATTTTCTCTTTCATTTTTTTCATTTCTTCAGATATCATCTTAATTTCTTCAACTATCGGAGCCAAAGCCTCGACAACCGCTTGAACAACCTCTTCGGTCATTACATCAGCAGCTTCGGTTGGTACTTCAACTTCGATTTCTTCAGCCATCGCCTCATCGGTTGTTTCAACTGATGCATCTCCACCTTCATTAGCAGGAGCTTCAGTTGCTTTTTGCTCGATTGCGATAATTACAGATGAGGAATCTACAGTTAGCAAGAGGCCTTCTCTCGTCTCATGTTTTCCCTCAGGAGCTGGTGAAAGAGTTGATTCATTAACAATGAATAACTCCTGACCAATCTTGAATTCTTCATCAAGATTATTTGTAATTTCAGTTCCATCAACCAATGAAGTGGTTGCGAATTTTTGCTGACCAAATTTAAGATTCAATAATTCAGAAATTCTTTCAATTGCTTCTTTTGCAGTCATAATTTAATTTATTGATTCTAGAATGTTTATGATTTGTTCCAATAAATATTCTCCATTTTTCTGTTGAGAGAAATTCATTAGGAAGTTACCTTCAGAACTAAGTCCTCTGACTTTTCCTGTTTTTATATAATTATTCCAAATATTATCACCCTCAGGAGTATCTAATATCTTATATCCAACCATCCAGGTACCATTTGGAATTTCACTTCTATTATATCCTAATTCAAATGCTTTATCATTTTCCCCTTTCACCAACCAACTTTCCACCATTGCAATATCATTGAACTTTTGCTCTGAATGCTCATAATTGGTTTCTCTGAGCCTCATTTCAATCATAAATTTATTTTGGATTCTTTCAATAGCATCTTCACTGAATCTGACGAAGAACCTTTCATTAGTGGTTTCATCAATTCGAGGTATCAAAATACCAGGTACCATCAAAGGGGAATATATCATTCTTTTCTCATCATCTGCCTTGAATGATACTGATTTCTTCATTATGGATGAAAAATTAGAAGGGGAGCTAACCTTGATTCCTAATCTTCCATATTGAGTTCTTGCCGCAACATTATCATCAATTGCTTCAATAATTTCAATTCCTTTATTCATCAATTTATCAGCCTTTTCATATTTGAAGTTATTGGATGATAGATTTCCATCATTGAGATATATCTCATCATATTTCAATCCAATTCTCATCAACTCTCTTTTAGTTGATAATAAATCAGAACTTCTTCTTCCACTGATAACAATGATTCTATTATTGCTCCACTTTTCATTGATATAGTCAATAACACTTTGCTTTGGAGATATACCATCCACCAAAGTTCCATCGATATCCACTATAATTGCTTTTCTCGAGGTTCTGCTAAATCCTTCTCTTTGCTTCTGAGTGATAATATAAGCAATCTCGCTTCTTCTTTTTGTCTCTTCTGAATAATAACCATTATTCTTCATCTCCTTTGGTGCAGTTCCTGGCAATCCTGGTACTATTCCTAAGTCAGCGAAATTTCCTTCTTGAACAATGAACTTCCTCCATCCGTGAATACAGTTCGGCCCACCCTTGAAGAGCCACTTAGAATATGGTTCCTGATTATGACCAAATTGGAGATTGGAGTTCTTCATCAAGTCAATCTGCATTCTTCTGAAGTATCTTCCCTCATTCTCCATGCAGAAATCTCGATGGTCATTTGATTTGCTATTTGCAACTCTATCATATCTGAAATAGATGGTTGGATTCTTATGGTTCATTCCAATAACCTGATTTCTATCATATCCTAAAACATAATCATTGAGGATAACATCAAATTCAGTACTATAAGAACTCAAAGCATATAATGCTTCCAAATTCTCCAAATCATCTTCACCATATTCGGCATTTATCATATCATCATGCGAAGAGCAACTCATATAGACCACTTCACCATTTTCCAATTCATGCTCATGGTATCCATCGCAATTATAATATGCATTACCATATTCAATCGCATCTTCAGGAGTTGCAAAGACTGGTATATCACCTAAATAGCCCATAATTCCAAAATGAGCTCCTTGCTTTACCGGAACGCAATTTGGTACTTCTCTTCCATCGACTATCTTAGTACCATATGGCTCGTATCCTTCCCAGCATGGATTTTCCATTTCATCAGCAAAATCTTCTTCAGCCTGCTGATAGCAGATTGCTGAAGCCTGACTTGCTTCATATCCTTTATCAATATGATATGCAATGCATCTAGAAATATAATCCTCTTTTCTCTCATAAGGAATTTTCTCGATAAATCCAACATCCTCTATCAACATATCATTTTTAGTGTCTCCAGTTGGATAATTTACATATTCAGGGAGATTGGAAACATTGATATCCATTTCCTCATATCTTTCGATGATTCTCTTAGACCATTCCAATGCGGGTTCTCCCCCCCAGGCATCATACATTAATTTTCCGCATCCAGTTTCATAATCAGTGGATGATTCCAAATCAACCTTATGGCGAGATAAATAAGAATACATTCTTTGAACAGTTTCAAAGGAGATATTCTCTTTATTGCATAATTGGGCTGAACGAGTCCAACCTATATTGGTTCCGCAAGATGAACCATTCTCTTCTTTATACTTTCTTGCTCTGCAAGCAATATTGGATATTTCATCAGTCACTACAAAGGTTTCTGCTGCGAAATACATAAATTCAGTTTCTATTGCTGGAAATTCAACCAAAGCCACTGCGGATACCGAAGTATCTGCTGAGAGGGCCTCATCAATATCCAAATCAATTATTTTCCATGCCATAATGATAAATATTATTTTTTATAATGTTGAAAGTTCTTCAAGTCGCTTATTGATTGCTTGAGCTCTGGTGATATCTTGCTCAATAACATATGCTCTTATTGGAGTATTTCTCTCTTTAGCCAGTACCTCAATCAATCTCGAATCCATTGCAGTTTCAACCACTATTGGTTTTCCTCCTCCTGATTGGTTGATTTGAGATAATAATCCGCCATATTGCAAAGTACTCTGTCTATTGATAATACTCTCTTTTCCTTCTAATTCAATACCCCCTCCTTGATATTTGACTCCACCATATTCATGCGATAACCCTTGAACATATCCACCTCCGGCAAATCTTATAAGACCACCTCTTCTTAGAGATTGAGCTGCCTGAATCTGCTGATTGATTAAATCTAATTGAACTATAGTCAATGCGGCAGTTACTCCTGCTGCAATACCACCTGCTATTGGGCCTAAATCAGCCAGAGCCTTGATAACCGCTTGAGCTCCATTTGCAACTGTTTGAACTGCAGAGAACTTTAGACTTCTGATTCTTTCTTTTTTCTCGAAAGCTGTTTTATTGGCTTGATATTCTTTTTCTAATTCTAATCTCTTCTGATTGCTCGCCTCATCAGTCTTAGTTATCTTTGCTCTTTCTCTTTCATAAGTCTTAGTCAATTTCTCCAATTTGAATGCTGCTTTTTCAGTCAGAATATTATCCAATGAATTCAATGCTGCAGTGAATTCTTGAAGGAATTTAGTTGCAGCATCACCTAATTCTTGCCATTTGATTTTTCTTAGACTCTTATTGATTTTCTCAATGGTACTATCAATATTTTCACCACTATCTTCAATGCTCTGGTCAAAGGTTTCTTGATACTTCAATAGAGTATTTTTCAAATCAAGCAATTGAGTTTTTGATAATTTGGTGGTATCAATCAATCCATTATCTAATGCTTCGAATAAAGATGCAAATTGCTCAGGAGTGAATATCTTTGATAAATCTTCAAAGTTATCTGATAGAATCTTGAAGAAGTTATCCAATGATTCTCCACCCGCTTTCACTGCAGTTTCAAATTCATTGAAGAATGAGGGGAATGCTTGCTCTCTCAATAAAGCCATTTGCTCCTCTCTTGCTTCTTGAATCTTTTTGATAATATCTGCCAATCTAGCAGCACCAACCGATAATTCTGCATTGAATAATCCTTGATTGGTAATAGTGGTTACTATAGTTTCTGCCAACTGCAAAACCAATTCATTATTTTTGGTTCTGACCGCAATTTCAGTTTCACTCAATTTGACTCCCTTTTCCTCTAATGGAAGCATCAATTGCTTTAGACCAAATTGCTCGACAACCCTTTCAGAAATCATTCTTTGAATTTGAACTTCATCCAATCCTAATTCTTTTCTATTCTCAATTAGATTTGCATAATATTCAGTCAGGTTAATCAGTTCTTGAGTGGTATCAACATTCTTTGGAATTGATACCAATAATCCTGCATCAGTTGCTTGCAATTTTTCAAGTTGAATAACTATTTGCTGAAGGTTATTGAAATAATCCACTGTCTGCTGCTGAAGAGATTCAGGAACAAATGCTTTGAAAGCTTTGACTTGAGAATCCACTATAAAACTAATGGTTTCCTCAGATAGTCCTTCAGTTTCTTTCAATGAGTTTTTAACGAATTCTTTGAGGATATCATCTAAATTGCCGGTGATAATCAATGCACCACTCTTCACCATATTTTGCATACCACTCCAAAATTCAGTGAAGTACTCTAAGCTCTTATCTAAAACTTGATTGGATGGTAATGCACTAAGATAGGTTTCTCTTAGTTCTCTTTGCAATTTCATCAAAGGAGTTTCGAATTGAATTCCTAATGATTTGAGAAGTTCTTCCTGACTCTCTAAAACTGCTTCTGCATCTTTGATGATTTGCTCATCAAATTTGAATTGAAGATTTGCTCTTTTTGCTAATTGGTCTAATAAGTCTTTTTCTAATTGGAATTGCCTTTCCAATTGAGCATTGATTTCTTTCAACCTTGCAGCCCTATCTTTTTCAGCTTTCGCTAATGCGGCTGCTCTTGCTTTTGCGGCTAAAGCATTTGCTTCTTCTTCTCCTTCAAATTGAGTGACTATTCCTGCATTTTCTTCCAAAATAGGTTTAAGAGCAGCAATCAATTCATTAGATTCTCTAATAGTATTATTCTTGATAGTGGTTGCTCTGGATAATTCATATTCCTGAGCAACATATTCTCCTGAAATTGGAATCAATCCTTTTGCGAGAACCTTTACTATCTCATCGTACCATTTGATAGTTTCTCCACTAGTTTTATTTTTTGCCTCGAGTATCTTGAGTTCTTCTTCAGCAATTTTCTTTCCAAATACATCAACTATCGCTTTTGCTTCAGCATATTTGATATATCTTTCAGTTGCCTTTGATAATTCATCTTGAGCGAGAGCCTGCTCCATTGTAAGACCATTCAAAGATGGAATCAACTTTTGCAATTTGGTATAAGCCCCTAATCTCTGTTCTTCAGTCTTATTATAATCAGTTACAATTGATTCTAATAGTCTAATTTCATTGACTTGTGACCTAGTACTTTTTTGAGCATCTAATAATGCATCATTGAGGGCTTTCTGATTTTTTTCGGCTTGAGTTATTGAATCTGATAATAGATATATTACTCCGACTAATGCGGTGATTCCAACTATCAATGCACCGACAGGATTTGCGGCAATGGTCTTATTCAATGCCTTCATTGCAACATTGGAAGTATTAGCAGCAGCTGTTTCAGCTCTCAAAGCAATAGTTGCAGCAATAGTCTTTTCACCTAATTTGATTTGAGCCAAAGATGATACTCCTAATGCAAATGCTAATGCACCTTGAGCAGTGGTTGCGGCTTCACTTGCCTTTTCTGAATCAGATGAGAATAATGCGATTGCTGATTGAGCAACTCCAAATCCTGCACTGACTGCAGTCAATGATTTTGCAAGATTATCGAAATTCTCATTCAGATTGGTTGCTTTGGTACTCTTCTGAATATCTTTGACTTGAGCATCTGCAAGTGAAATTTCTCTTGCAACTTGCTTTGCTGACCTTGAACCTGTTACTCCAAATTCCTCGAAATCTTTTCTTGCCTGCCTTACAGCAGCAGCCATATCTTTAACGGAATTGAAGACCTGCTCTTTTCCATCTAATACTATCGAAAATCTTTTTATATTATCTGCCATCTTATTAACACTCTTGTTCTAATATTCTCCCTGATTTATCTATTACTACATAAGTAGTGGTATCTCCGACTGGCTTCAAATAAGTTCCTAAAGGAAGGGGGGCCATTACAGCTCCTTTATCGTACCAGACCTCCTGATAATTGGTGAATCCAGTTATTCCGAAAGTGGTAACATTTCCAATATTTGCGGTTTCATCGCAAACAGGAGATATAGTGGTTGCAGTATAAGTATTTGCGGTATATGCACTCAATGGGCCAGGATGAGGAGTATTTCCTGATAAAACATTATAAGGTGCAACTAAATCAGTTCTATAATAACCACTTCTTTCTTTGATGAGTGAAACATCAGTCAATTTTGGAAACATCAAATCTGCATCGGTTATCTTCTCAATTCTATAGAAACTATCTTTCACCCAGATTTTGTCGGTCAATGAAGTATCATATATATCCAATGGTTTCAAGAAGAACTTTCCACTCAATCTTCTGGTTTCTAAAGAATAGGTATCTTCAACATAATTCTGCCAGAAATTATTATATAAATCATAAGGAGTATATTGATTGATATAGGTATTATAGTTACCAAAGAAATCGAAACTTGGCCCAAAGTTCAAATCACTAATCAAGAATGGTATTTGAACATCCAATGAGGATAGGTGCGATACGCATGGATAGGTACTCTGCTCCACTGCAGTTACTCCTGAGAGCATATACCAACTCAAAGGTATCTGCTTATTTTGGTCTTCATAACACCATCTATTTCCAGTCCAAAAGAAGATATGAGGTTTCGAACTATATGGTTGCAATTGATTCTCTAATTCTCTATATACTGCTGGCATGATGAAATCATCGCTTCCATTGACTACAGTGGTTGGAAGAGCTGCAAATGGTGATTCATAATCTGATACCCCCGATAGAAGATTCGCAGAACTAATGAACTTATATCTTCCAAAGACATAATCCTTTTCTTGCTCGAATATCTTATTTAGATATTCTTCATCTCCACTAGCATAAGTGAAATTAATTTCTTTAGGAAGTTCAAATGAAAGAGGTTCCACTCTATAGTTGGAATTCAAATCTAAGATATTAGTCCAATCTTTTTCAGCCCTATCATCCTCATTGAAGTACCAATTATATGGTTCGATTTTCACTATATTAGGGGTACCTTCTTCAACCACCACTAAGTTGAACATGGTTATTAGTCCTTTGAGGAAATCACTTGAACTGATATTAGGCAGACCTAATGCAATATCTACTGTTCCTTCAGTAATAGTTGGAGATGAATATAATTCCCAGATTAGAAGATTTTCATTGATGGTTATTCCCTTATATGGCTTGATGATATATCTGCCAGGATTAGTATTCACCGTTAAAGGTAAAGAACTATAAGGCAAGTTCTCCTGAATAAGAAGAGTAATAGTCTGACCAACAGTCATCGCAACATCAAAGAATAAATTGATTTCGGCTTGCTGTTTTACGAAAGACCTATATCCAACTTGATAGGTTGGACTAATATATAATAATGCACCGGTATTGCTGAATGCAACTACATTGAAAGACCCCCTATCTTGAACAAAGTCTAAGCTTTCATATTCGAATCGAACATTGAAGAAATACTGACCAGTATAAGGAGCTCTGAAACTTCCTGACCCTAAGCTATTGAAGTTATTTAGAGGGTCATAAGTTCCACCAAATCTAGTTGAAAAAGGAAATGGTTTAAAGACTCCTCCATTATAAGTTAATGTTTTTTCAGTCGATGCTGCTTTGAAGATATTCTGATTTTCAACATCCTCAGGAGCCGGGATACCTAATTGACCATTGGTGAATAAATCAATATAAATACTATTGAAATAATCAGTTTCAAAGAATTCACTTTGAACTTCATAATTGGTATTTGCAAATATTTTCTCAAGGATTGCTTTTGCTCTAATTGCTGGCTTGAAGAATCTCTCAGGAACTGCATAGGAAGGATTATCGAATGAATAAGTTTCACCGAAAGTATAAGTGAAGATAGGGGTTGCACCAGTACCAGTACCGGTATATTCCAATCCATAATTTATTATTGGATAGAGGATATCACCTTCGAATAATCCGGTGGTATCATCATTCTTTGCTTCCCAGCTCAGAGTGATATTATCATAATTTTGCTCATGCTGATATTCAGTCCAATCTAAATCCTGAAGAGTGGTATTAGATAATTCACTTATGAAGTCACCTATTTCACTGATTATATAAAGTTCGAAATCAGTATAATTTGGATAGTTGATAACCGCATTCAATCTGCATACTCCAACGAAGATATTGGTACCTCTGAAATCAACTGAGCAAGGAATCTTGATTAGAGGATTGAAATCAGTTCCATTGACCTCAAAATAATGTTCAAATAGATTGGAGTTAGCTGAAGTTGCAGGAACTACAAATTGCTTTGAATAGGGTGATTTTCTGCTCTGCAGATTATTGACCGCAAGTTCTTGAATGACAACATTGATTGAAATATCCTCATATAAATCAACTCGTTGCCACTTTTCATCCAAATATAGAAGCAGAGTGGTATCCATATTATTGACCTAAGAGTTTAATGTTATTTGAATAGGTATTAGTCAATTCCAAATTGACGATGGATTTATTTCCCTTATTTTTTCTAATATACTCAGTTGAAATTATTGAGATTGGTCTAAGTTCTCCATCAGTGGTTATTTCATATACATCATTGGAAGTATATAATTCTTCTAAAAATACCATATCAGCCTGATTGATAAATCCTGAATTGATAACATGAGTTTCAACCATGCTAACTGAATAATCGGTGGTTCCCCTTGAATATCGAGTCTTCAATGGATTATCAGAACCCCAGTCGACATTCCATTGCTTATAAGTCTGCCTTTCAATATTTAGACCCTCATCTTTTCCTGCAGTGAAAGTGTAATAGTCAAAGTGACCATATCTATTCAACCACATCAATTGCAATTGAGTCGCACCTGCTCTGGTGCAAATTTCTTCGACATTGAAAGTGAATATTTCACTGACTGCGGTATATCCTGAGCAGATGCCAGGTATTGCGGTATTTGGTACTGGTTGCGGAACTATTGCCATATCTTATATCTCTATTTTTTATTTATTAGCAGACTCCTATTTCACTTATTATTATAGAACCACTTACGGAATCTCTACAAGCGCATATAATCAATTGCTGGAAGCCAGCCAAAGAACCAACTTGAACATCTCCATAACAATCAGTATAAGAATAACTTTGGAAGAAGGGGTCTTCATTCTCAAGGAGATATTCGATACATTCGCAATAAGGAGGTGTCGCCGAAGGAGTCGGGGTTGGAGTTGGACTAGGTTCGGGGTTACATAATCCTCCATCATAAGTGGTGGTATCACCAGTGGTCTGAATTGAACCTAAACATGCACAGAAGGATAATCCAGTATCAGGGTCTAATACCAAATTCTGAGTTACTCCGCTGCAATCAAGGAATTGAACAAATGCTTGAGATTCCAATGAGTTATTATCGACAGTATAGGCTTCGCAAATACATGCAGGAGTCGGAGTTGGAGTGGAGCTAGGAGTTGGAGTTGGTTCTGAGGTACAAGAAGAAACCACTGTTACTATCAATGCGCATTCATAAATCAATGAACCATCGCAAGCGCAATCAATCCTTGCAATCTGACCTGGTGGAATGGTTATCTTAGTTACTGGTCCAAATGAGCATTGAGTATAATAGACATCGCAATAAGTCGTCAGACTAGGATTCTCAATATCATAAGTATAGCAAGTACCGCATCCAGGAGTTATCGAAGGAGTCGGGGTTGGAGTCGGAGTTCCTGGTATCGGAGAAGTCGAACCAGTGAATTTTCCAAATAATTGAACTGTATATTGAGTGCAATTTGCAGGGAAATTAGGATTATTAGCAGGGCCTGCTCCAACATATAGAGTATTCCAATCAGTATTTCCGGTCAGAATAACATTATAATAGGATGGATATACGGTGGTGCAATCAACCATTGGGCCTCCTCCATTGAAGGTCAAATTGCTATATTGCTCAGTATCGATTAGAGTTCCATCTGAATCATAATAATTATATTCAACATAATAAGGTTCTGAGAGAATATCCTCAGAAAGATAATAGTTGGTGAATGCTAAAGTATAATATTCTGATGATTGAATATTTCTAATCCTTGGCGAATTGGTCAGGAATAATCCTGAAGTGGTTGGATATTGACCTATAGGAGAACCTGAAAGAACAAATGGGCCGATATCAAAATCCTGCTGAGTTGCTCTTCCATTAACGCCCATTGTCGAATAGAAGGTCTTATAAGTTCCATTGGTTATCGATGGATTTCCGATGGTATCACCTGAGCCAGTGAAACCAGTTATTGCACCATCTGCTGAGTTGGCATATTCATATCCAAAATATACTTGATATGGAATGGTTTCGCTTTGATAGGGTCTAGAAAATGGAAAAGTCTGATGAGTATAAATCGGAGTACCATTATAATCACTGATTGGATTATTGCTGGTATAGGTTTTTACGATTCTTGAAATATCAACAACCCCTAAGTCATATGGATTAGGATTAGTCTTTCCTCTAAAGACCACCTCATTATTGATATAGACATCATAAGTATATCTAAATTTATATTTGTCGGAAGTATCTGCCGAAATAGTGAAAAACAACCCGTCAGAATATACAGGTTGAAACTTGAGAGGTGAATCAATTATATCTATCATATCAATTTTCTGATTGAGTGAATACTAAGCCCTGAGAGATTATTTTGTCTATATATAGAGCAGCAGCTTCTCCAATTTCTTCTAAAACTTTATTTTTGCTTTTTTCCAAAGCATTTTCAATAAAAAAGGTTCCTCGATATCCTAATGTTGCAATGCTTCTTCTAATAAGGAATACCAAAGATTTTCTTTTTGTAAATCTTCCACCAGGCCCTCTGATGATTTGAGCAAAACCTTTTTTTTGAGTTACCCACTTATCTATCGCTTTGAGTGGTGGATATCTTCCTGGTCTTCTTCCATAATTGACCCAGTACCAATAATCCGCATTTCCAAAATCAATTATCAAAGTTGGAAAGGGGTCATCAAAATCATTTTCCCAGAATACATTAACACTCTTATAGAGATTCCCTGATGATATAGGTGCAGAGGTACCCCTCTTATTGACTGAGCCATCATATGACTTGCTTCTGCGAGGAATCTTCAACTCAGCCTGAATGCTTTTTTTTACGGTATCTGCAATTTGATTTAGGATTCTTTCTTCCATAATCTATTAGCAACTTGTTCCTAAATCAGTTATTGTTCCTGTCGCACCATTAGTTATTACAACAGTACCTAATTGAGCGCAAATATCTGCACTCAAGTACCCCAGAACCTGACCAGATTGAGGATTTCCACCGCAATCAATATAATCATAATCAGTGGAGAAACCATTTGTATTAGTTATTCTATAATTCTTGCAACTGACTGAAGGGGTTGGTGTAAAAGTCGGAGTCGGAGTTGGAGTCGCAGTACCAGTCGCAGTTGGAGATGGATAGAAATCGCATGCATTGATATCTTCAAAGATGGTGATATCAACATCTAAGACCACTCCTCCAACATGGTCGTTAAATCTCTCAAAGAAAGGGGTTGCCGATGCAGGAAGGGAACAGTCAAAATCATCGAACAGAAACCCCCTTCTTATTTCTGAGAGAAATCTTCTAGCTTCTAAGCTCATATCGCTAACAACATCTGCTTCATTGGATAAATCAGTATTAACGATATCGGCAAAAATGAGTTGCAAAGAATAAGTGGTGATATTTTCATCATATGAAATAAGCTGAGGAGTAACAAATAAAAATGGATAATTGGTGGTGGTACCACTATCATTCATAAAGTAGACAATATCTCCATATCCAAAATCATGCAATCTTGCTGATGATTGCTGGTACTGCTTTATCAAATCTAATATCTTATGAAAACTTATATATTCATTCATCTTAAATTCCTTTTCATTTTTTCATTTTCTTTTTTCTGCTCTTCGATTCTATCTTTCATTAGAGCAGCTACACTCAAGCATAAGTATAATGGTTCCTTTTCCACTTCTTTCATTTGTGAAACATTCTGCTTTGCCAACTCATAAGTGAGGGTGAAATAGAATCTTGCGGCAGATATCGATGGAGCCTCTTTGGTATCACTCTCTTCCCCCTCTCTATCAATTTGTTCATCTTCATCTGAAACTTCAAAGAAGCCTCCATATCTTTGATATATGAGTTTGCGATTAGAAAAAAAAAACTGCTGACTCCGAACCAAATGCTGACCGGCAATGATAAAAATTCAGTTGCTCTCTCTTCCATATCTTTGCTATCATAATCCTCAAGAATATAATCATCCTTCTTCTTTTGCTTGATAGGTCTATATAGAATGGCCAATATCTTATGCAGACTATTGAGGATATCTTGAGAATAGACATCCAAATCAATCCATGCACCCCAGCTGAGTTTGCTGAAATCTTTTTCCAATCCATATTCTTTTCCATTATGAGTGATATAGATTGCCAACTGATTATCAACTTCCATATTCATCAACTGACCGATTATCTCATCGATTTCTCTGATATCCACTAATGGTAACTTCTTCATTTCATCATATGGAATGCCGGTGAATAGAGATAATACCCTTGAAGGATTATTAACATAAATGCTTCTATTTTTTTCATATTCCAAATACTGACCAATGGTTATCTGCTCTGGCAAATCAACCTTATATTTTCCAATTTCTAATTTAATCATATTATAGTTATTTTCCCTGATTTTTTATTTAGTTCGCTTTCTAAGACATATCGAATGCTATCGATTGAGTGGTTATTGGAATCCTCAGGTACATCCAATAATATACCATTTTTATCAACCTTCCACTTATAAGATGCAAATTCGACTTTCATATTCTCAGAACTATTCTCAATAAAGAGATTATGCCTTTTCATCAAATCTATACCATGCAAAATGGATTTCTTATTCACTGGCTTTGCATTGAATCTATATCTTCTCAGCTCTTCAATATTCTGAGGACTTGCTGAATCGCACCAAATGGTATCGGTTTTTTCAATATTCAATTTTTCCATCTGATAAATCAAATCAGTCATTGTATAATTCTTTGCAAAGATTAATTCTCTTAGATATAAATTATCATCATCCTTATAGACTTCCACCAATGCGGTCGGCTCGTTATATCCAAAGTCCAATCCTCTTCCTAATAACTTTGATTGAGGGGGTATCTGCTCAATGGTATTAAAGTTGGTAAAGACCAGTGAAGTTGGTAACCCTTTGATACCTAAATTATATACTCGATAAAGGTTCTCATCTTTGAATTTCAGACTCTCCAATTCCTTGATGATGTTTTTATCAATGAATGGATTATCCTTCCATGTCGTAATGAAATAATAGCAATCATCTCTATTTTCCAAATCATATACCCAGCTTCTCAATTCACTAGGGTTCATATCGCAAATCACTTTGCCAGTGGTTCTAAAAATTAATTGGTTCCAATCATCTATCGATAATTCATTTGCTTCATTGCAATAGAGATAATCTCTCTTTGAACCCCTAATCTTCTGAGGTTCATCGACTGAGAACCAATTGATGATGCATTTATTTGGTAACTCATAATATCCTTCTTGCTTATGCCATTTTGAAGGGTCAAAGATTTCAAATTTCTCAAGTACTTCTTGCAAATCCTTTAGTACCGTATTCTTCAATGAGGGGAGAGTTTTTCTGACTATAGAGAGAGTTTTGCCATTTTCTTGAAGCAATTTATATATCCAATAAATTAGAATGTTATATGTCTTCCCTGAGCGGCTTCCCCCTTGAGCAACCACTAGTCTTTTTTCCAATTCATCAGATTTGAGCAACTCCTCAAATACTATAGTCGTTTGAACCTTCATCTTTAGATAACTTTAGAACTTATTTTTGCTGGTGGTTCTTCAAATCGCATGGTTTCCCAGAAATCAATTTGAAAGTCTAAAGTTGATTCCAATTGAGCATTTAGATTTTCATCCAACCATCTTCCAAATAAATCAAATTCTTCTTCAGATAGAGAGTATCCTAATCGAGATTCAACTTCATCCTTGAATATCATATATCTTGTACTTCCTTTATAGTTTTTCATAATTTCCAATATCTTTTTATCCTTGACCTATATTGAGTTTTTTATAGTTTCTTGAGTTTTTATTTTTCGAGGTTTTAGTTTTTGCATGAACCCCTTTTCTTCTTATTTTCTTTTTCTCTATTTTTGCAGATGCTTGATTCTTCGCCATATTAGTATCCTCTCTTTTTTCCTTTAGTTTTTAGATAGAATTGGATTGCTGCCAAATCTCCATCATTGATTTTTCTCATCAATTGGTTTTCCACAAAATCGATACTCATCTCATTGATTCTTTCCACCTCTTTTTTAAAGGTCATATTCAATATCCAATTATCATATTCTTCTCTCGATACTCCGCTCTTAG